AAAGACGGGTTGAGGTACGACGTCGTCAAGGGTCCCAACCGAGGTGGCCATCACGAAGTAGCTGTCAGACGAGAGGTTACCCGTCGTGACTTCGTTCGTGATGCCCGATTCTCTAAATTGAGCCATTTTTTAATCCTTATGTAGTGGGACACTGAGCCCCGATGATATGCCATCGTTCTTCGGTAGGAAACCACATGACGAGGACTTCTGCGTTAGCCTCTACCGGGTTACCTGATGAGTTCATCCAACCAAGGTGGGCTAGTACCGTGAACCCACTAGCGGAGCCGGGAGAGCCCCACAAGTCAACGGAGCCACTCGAGCCACTGGTTATCTCAGATGTCGTAGTAGCTCGATAGGTGACGTTCTGAGGCGTTCCGAATCGGATTACAGCCTTGACATCACCGGAGCTCCCTGACTTCTCGAGGATCTGTGCGGAGCCTCCAGGATGTGATACTAGCCTCGAGGTGTCCGTGGGGTCGATCTCACAGCGGTCGATCCAGTCCCCGTTAGCAGGTACGTTAAGGTTAGCGGTGATGACTCCGGCCATAGCAAGGCGGGTAGCACCACCATCACGGCCCCCAGTTGAGATCCCCCACCGTCCGGGTTTGTCTGCGGTCTCTACCATGTCCAGCACGGGAGCGGTCAGGAACTTAGCCTCGTTGTCCGTGTTCTGGAAAGCGGTATCATTGAAACCGACAGCGTTACCACGAGGGCGGTCAGCGTCAAGGCGAACGAACGGCCCGATGAATTGGGTGTTCGCTGTCACCTGATGCTTACCATCCTTAGCGGGTTCAGTGTGTATACGATTAGCCGCGTCTGCAAAAGAGTTCCACGTCTGGGCAGTCACGTGCGGCTTAATCTTCTCACCCCTTGAGACTTGCTTTACAAAATGCTTAGTCATTATGGGGCGGGCGGTAGGAATAGGTCGTTAAGATCTGCGCGTGGATACAGTTCTTCGACTATTACCTGGGCCGGGTTCTGGGCTACAGTCTCACCCTTTAGGACTTCCTCGTAGAAGACCCAAGAGTAATCATGACCGTCTACGTCGTACTCGATTACGTTTCCGTCAAGGTCTGTGATCTGTTGGTCGGTCTTGTTCTTGCGAATCTCGAAGGTGAACTGAAGATCAAAGTGGGAATCGTTGAATCCCTTCCCCTGGGCCGAGACGAACAGTACCTCACCGGGTGCGTATCCCTGGAAGGTCGCGTTATTCACTGAGCCCACCATGTCCTTAACACTGTCGAGGTATGCTTTAGAAGCACGGTCGGCAGATGGGTAATAACTGATAACGTAAGACCCGATAGGACGCCGTACAGACACCCCCTCGAATTCGTTGGTCTCACCGCGTGGGTGGATGCCTCGGACGAGTTCAGGGTCAGCAGCAGGCGTTCCGGTGTCGTCATCGTAGTACGTCGTAGAGCCTACCAAGTTGGTGTACTCCTGGACGTTCTCGAGCGACTGTGTGAAGTTATGCTGCTTGAGCCTTACTTGGTCATCATCGAGATCAGGTTCGCCGTTTTCCGGTGGAGGTGGGGTGGGCGTTCCCGAGGGAGCTGACTGATTGACGTAGTGGGCAGTGACCAAGTATAGGCCGTCATCGACATCACCATCAGCGACACCGCCGACCGTCCCACTCTGACCCGAGGGCGTGAAGTCGGGAAGGTACGATTTCTTATCAAGCTCTCGTGCGGATACGTTGTCTAGGACGAAGTATGGGTTCGAGGTCAGCTTGTTCGGGGCAGCGTCAAACACGGCACCCATAGCCTGCTCCTCATCACCCACGTTCTCGACCAAGTAATCGACGGAACGCTTCTCCACATCACCAGACATCGAAGCCCACATCTGAGTCACTTTGATTGTCATGCGAAGGTACCTCCGTTGCCCATGTCCCTGATGATGGTTGATAGATTGTCGTTAGCGTCTTTGAGCTGCTCTAGTTGCTCTTCCTCGACCTTGCCACCTTTGCCCAACTGAGCAGCACCAGCACCAAACCCACCAAGGGCGGCAGCGGTAGCTCTCTTCAGCTTCTCGGGCTGTTGCAGTAGGTCATAGACGCCGTGGTTCTTGAGGTCCCGTGAGCGTTCAGAGAGACCTAGTTTGACGTCGTCACCATGTGCTACATACGGGTCGATACCAATACCGGGTATCCCGTTGCGGCTTGTCTGTTGTGCGGCCATCTTAAAAATGTTCGCGACGTCCTTGAACTCTTGGATCTTCTCATCACTGACGAGCCCGAACGTGAAATTCTCAGCCATGAAAGCGAGATCTGAGTACAGTTCGGAGACCTGATCGTAGACAAACGACGCGGCCTCAGCCATGAACCTTTTCCAGTTATTCACGACAAAAAGGAACGAGTCTAGCAGCCACTGAAACCACGGTGTAAAGTAGGCACCGACTTGGACAGTGAAGCCCTTGAACATCGTCTTAATCTCTAGCCACGTGTCATTGAGTTCTGCGGCCATGTCAGCCTGTTCCTGAGTCACCGTAGCACCCCAGTGTCCAGCTAGGTCCATCTGCTTGAGCATCTCTTCCGAACCATTGCGGAGTACTAGGAGGAGCTCTTGTCCAGCCTTCTCACCGAACATTTCCTGAGCGGCAAACAGCTGATTCTCTTCACTCATTTTCGAAATGGAATCTGCAATAGCTGTGAACCTCTTCTCTGGCTCCAGCTTTTTAATCTTCTCTAGGTCATACCCCAGAGCCTTAAATTTATTCTGGTACGCGGGATTAGCTAGTCGTCGCTGCATCTTCACGAGCCCCTTTTCGAGGTTCGTAAAGCTACCGCCAGCCAACTCGGTGACCACCTTTAGTTCGGATATGAACTCGGTAGATATACCTGTCCGGGCTCCGATCTTCTGTAGCTTGTCACCGAAGTCAGCGAACTCGTGCACGATCTTAGAGATAGACGCAAAAAGGGCAGCGGCAGCGACACCAGCAGCAGCAAAAGCCTTAGCCACTGTCTTGAGCACTGTACCCGCTACCGTCTTTAGTTTTCCAAACTTACCTTTGATGTTGTTCATGGCGGCCTGGAACTTGCTATCCTTCATGCTAAGTTCAACGTATGCTTTCCCGGCGGCTAGTCCTCTACCTCCGGCCATTGAATAGTCCTTTCATAGTTGAAACGTTGTCGGCACCTTTGTGAGTTGTTGTTGTGCCTTTCTTATTGTCCTTCTTCGCTCCTTCGAGTTGTGCTTTACCTTCCATCATAAATAGGAGGTCTCGTAGTGTGAGGTGCGTCGGGTCTATTCCGAGCATTCCTCCGATTTCGTAGCAAGTCCGGACAAGGTCGAATTCTCCAGTTCTTCTATCGCTTGGTGAATCTTCGCCAACGTCAGCTTGACTATCTTCCGACGTCGGCTCGGGCAAAAAGCCAGATAAGCCCTTTCAAGTGCGTCCCAAGCGTCCTCAAGGCTATCGCCGCAAAGGGCTTCTCCGAACTCTTCGTCGCTCATCTTGATCTCATTGCACTGCTTCTCACATAGGAGATACAGCACGTCAACCAACTTAGGGAGGTCACCGGGCAGCATCATGAATTCCTCGAGGACCCCGATGTCAATACCGAATTCGTCTCGGATAGCTTTGATGCGTGGGATGGTGATCTTGAGTCGAAAACTTTGACCCGATGCGGTTTTGAATTTAGCCATGAGTTACTATTCCTTATGCAGAGACAACGTTCTTATGCCAGATCAGGTCACCAGCGTTGACAGCCGTGAAGCTAGCCTTCTGGACGTCTTGTACTGGTTCCATCTTATTGAAGCTGACAAAGAAATTGCCAACGAGACCTTGCATAACGTCACCAGCTGCTGAGCCTGCAACGTCCATCGGGTAATCTAGGAACGCGAGACCCATGGGAGTCATGGCAAACGTGTTGTCGATCATAGCTTGGACTGCTGCAGCGTTGCCGTCATTCGTGTTCCAGATAACTTCGAAGGTCACCTCACCGGAGAGCAGTACAGGCTTTTGAGCCGTGAAACCACTAGCGGCGTTCTTACGCGTGGTAATGTCGACGTATTGTGCGGTAGTGTTATAACTGACGTCAAACGAGTCAGCCCAGATTTCAGTGTCAGCGTCAGCCAACCACGTAGCGGCGTCAGCTTGTTGATTGCCCGGGACGAGCGTTCCAGCCGTGCTCCAGTATGCGGCGGCCTTACGTCCGATAGGGTATTGTTCTAAAGCCATTTTTTTTATCCTTATTTCAAGGGTATGCGTTCAATGTTTCGGTAAAATACGGGAGTAATCTTCTTCTCGAGTGCGGGTCTCAGGAAGGGGCGGGGCTCGACGAAGGCTCTCTTCTTGGTCTTGTTAACCGTGAAGTGACCGCCGAACTCGAGCAGCTCAGCACCAGATTTGGCGTGGACTGTAATTCGATTGGACGAACGTTTTTGCACCCCGGGACCAACTTGCACCGTGGCGTCGTCTAGGTTTACGTTGAAATAGAACCTATCCTTCAGCCCCGGCTTTATGTGGTACTTGGGGGGTGTGTTGGGCTTTGATACGTGAGCCCGTCCACCCTTTTTACCCTGTTTCCTGATCATACGATTGACGGCTTTGGCACCGAAGGCACCAGTACCGAATAAAACCTTACGCTGTTTAGTGGCTACGGCTTTCGTGATCCGTTCCCACTTAACTTGGCGGGTGTCAACTTGTACATTAAACCCACCAGCGAATTCCCCGCGAAAACTACCGGCCATCGTAATAGGTCACCTGGATCATAGTCTCGAATGCGAACCGTGACGTCTGCGTGTCCGGGTCCAACATCTCACGTGATGAGGAATCAGAAGCAAACTGTAGGAATTCGAAACCGTCCAAGCGTTTATTGTCTAGCGTGTCCTCGATAGCTTCGACGAGTTCATACAGGCCATCGACCTGTGTAGTCTCATCAGCCCCATCGAGGAAGCGGAAGACGTGGACGAAAACGGTAACCTCTCTACGGGACCATCCACGAGTTTCGGCTGTTACCGAGGTAGCACCAGGGTAAACGAAGCAATTCGTGTTAGTGTCGCCGTCAAGGTGGATATTGATTGCACCCGATTCACGAGTCACGACCATATCCAGGCCAGCCGAGTTAAGAAGATTAGCAACCGCGGTTGTGACTGTCGTTGCTCTAGCTGCCATTAGGTGTCCTCTTTGCATAGACGCGATAAGCATCATCAAAGTTCCCAAGAGCTACAGAAGGTTCTAGGCCTTGTTCGCTCATGACTATATAGAATTCAGAAGCCGATTGTCTGCCGTACTCATCGTATACGATAAGCTCAATACGGTCGCCACGCTTCGGCGCTCTGTCAAGGTAATGCCTCGTGATCTTAAAGACCCGCTCCGTGTAGAACGTAGTGAGTCCCTCGTACGAAGTTGATTCCCCTGTAACCGCGTCAAGACGGGCCGGTACAGTTAAGACCGACCCGTCTTGCGTGATTTTAATGGTGGCTGAGGCTACCGAGTCCTGTATCTTATTCAGTTGTCGGACGGCCTTTTGTATCCAGCCAATACCCACGATTAGACTACTTGGGTTTCGGTGCTACTCAGCTGATCGGTAACGATGACCGGAACGCCGAAGATAGCGGAGGGATTCTCAGCAGGTGCACCGGTTGCCGAGGTGGCTGTTCGGGACTTGCGGAGCAGTTCAAGCACGTCGCGGTTCATGACCATGAAGGAAGCCGAGTAGGGCAGTCGCTTCAAGACGTTAGCAATGTCGTCATCGTCGAGCTGAGCGGTCACGTCGATGTTAGCTAATCGAGCGATGTCCCATTTCGAAGCCTGCTGGAAGCCGAACCAACTCGATACGTTCGTGAAGAAAGCACCGTAGGTACCGGTTGAACCGTTGACTCGTTGCATAACTGCGGGGTCCATGGAGATGTTGCCATCGTTACCGAGAACCAATGCGGCAGCGTCAGCAGCGTTGCGGACGAACCAGATCGAGGACAGGTTAGCGGAACCACCGTGATCTACGACCAAGCTACTATCGATCGTTTCGGGCATGCCTTCGAAGCCATCAGCGGCGTTACCCAGACCGTAGAGGACCTGCTTCTCGAGAACCTGGAAAGCGCTTCGCATGTGGCGGATGCCTTCGCGTTGCAAGAGAGCTTCGGGGCCGTTGCGGTATGCTCGTGCGACCTGAACGTCAACGCTGTACGATGCGTCAAGAATCTTGCAAACGATGTCGACTTGTGTGTCGCTCGAGGAGCTTTCAACGCGACCATCGTTAGCAGCACGGAAGCCAACGCTAGGAGCGTCGTCGTAGCGGAGGTAGCTGTGGTTTACGCCGTTGCTGGACGGAATAGCGGCCAGGGCTCGGAGCAGGGGGGTGTCTTGGAGGAGTTCGTCAGCGATAACACCACTGAGGTTTTCGTTATTGATGGTGGCCAATTCGGCTAATGTTACGGGTCCAGATGCCATTGTTTATAGTTCCTTAAAATTAGAGTTCGAAATTAGATTACGATTGGATGCTGACAGGAAGGCCAGTCATCGGGGGCTTAGCATCAGGGCTCGAAAAACCTACGGGGTTCTCTTCGCCACTGGTTGCTACTTCTACGACTCGGCTGCGGAGTTCTTCGTTCTCGCTACGGAGTCGGGTGATCTCGAGGTCCTTGGCTTCGTCTAGGCTGATGCCTTTAGCGAAGTATACAGCACCTTCGGTCTCACCAAACAGAGACATAAAGGCCTGTCCGGGAGCTTCGAGTTCTGCTTCGGGAGCTTCTTCGGCCAACTCTTCAGCGGCTTCGGGAGCTTCTTCGGCCAACTCTTCAGCTTCGGGAGCTTCGGGAGCTTCGGGAGCTTCTTCGGCGGGAGCTTCCAGTTCAGCGTCGACGGCCACCTCTTCAGTGACTTCAGCTTCGGTAGCTTCCAACTCAACAGCGTCGACGGCAACTTCTTCAGTCACTTCAGCGTTAAGTTCTTCGTTCTTCATGTCTTCGTTTTCCTTATTAATGTAAGTGATGTTGATGCTCGACGTGTCGCTAAACTGCGTCGATGTCGAACTGTCATAGCCATAGGGGGTAATTGCTACGCCGCGAAGTTGCCACTCACGTACGACGGTCATAGGACCTTCAAATTCGTGACCGTTAACTTCCACGGTTTCGCCGTCTTCAAATCTCTCGAGCACCATGTCACCAGCGAAGTTGATCGAGGCTTCCCATGGTACACCAAGCTCGGCTTTATGCAGAATCTCAGTTGCTCGGTCGTTCTCTTTGTATGGAGTCAGGAAGCCGTCGATCGACAGGTTTCCGTTCTCGTCTACGCTAATCTTGTTACCGAATCCCACGATCTCGTTGACGTCGTGATTAAAGTCAATCGGGATACGTTTCTTGAATTGGGCTCCTTCGTTATCGTGGACGATAGGACCCCAGAAGTGATGATTGATGGGCTGGCCACTTCGGGCTACCATCGAGAAGGGTGCGGTCTTCGCCGTTTCGCTCGAACGTTCGTTTAGTTCCAACTCAGCGGAGAATAGGCAATCCTTCGGGTTTACGTTATTACTCATCGTTTGTGTTGTCCTTTTCTTCTTCGGTACGTTCCTCGGTTTCCTCATCCGTTTCGGGTTCTTCATCCTCGGGGGCGTCCTGTTCGGGATCGTCCTCGGGGGCTTCTTCGTCAGCGGGTGCGGGGGCGGACAGTCCGGCAGCAGGGGCTAAGGGTCGGCCCGTTAACTCCATGGCCATCTTCTCCCACTTACCGTTGATCCGGATATTGTCTTCGATCCATGTACCGTTCTGTAGGGTAACGTTCTCATAGTTATCGAAGCCAGCTTGGATTGCTGCGATGTTTCCGTTAGCTTCCTGTTCTGGATTCCACCACGGGAGGCCTCTGTGGACCCAACGCCATGATAGATCTTCGAACTTGACACCAGCGGGCAACTCGAGCTCACCAGCTGCGAAGGCCATTCCAAGACGCCACTGAGTGATCTCGTCGAGAGCCTCAGTCAAATCTGCGATCTTGTTTTGACAGCTTCGGAGATAGTGGTTGAGTGCTCCACGCGAGCCGAAGTAGTTCGTGATGTCTTCAGCGAGGAAGCTATCAGGAAGGTCTAAGGCTTTCAATGCGAGGCGTAGGCAGAACTTCATATAGTCTACAGCCTGCGTCGCGGGAGTTGCCGACTCAATAAACTTCGCGTCATGCCCTTCGTCGAGGTCGAGTAGCTGCGGACCTGATCCGAAGTCGAACTCGTAACCAGCGTCTGCGATGCCGTCTCCATCAGTATCCTCAGTAGCGTACGGGCCACCATACTGGTCCTCGGCTTCTACTGCAGTCCTAGTCATCACTAAGCCGAAAATTTGACTGATCTTCATCTTTGCGAGTGCTAGGTCCTGAGCCTCGTACACGTCCTGGAAACTGTTCAGGGCGGACAGGATGGGCGAGATGCCTCGGACCTGATCAAACCGCTCGTAGTATCCAAGTGACGTAACGTTGCGGGCGTTCATATATCCAGTGAAGACCTTGTTACCTTGCATCGTCTTCTGGTAGACGCAGTAGCGTTGGGCTTCTCCGTACTTGTTTACGCGAACGCCGTTGACCCAGTTTAGGATTTCTTCGGGGCTGCTTACGGGTGCGTCTTGGTCAGGTTGCTGCACGCGATAGCCTTCGATGGCTTGCAGGGTTCCACGCTTGGGGCCGTTGCCACCGATGCGAGCTACGAAGACGTCACCGTCGACGATCCTTCTCATCTCCATCAGGCGGACGAATCGGGCCAAGTTGTGTCGACCTGCGACGTCGCAATTCCTCTTCTTTGACCAGTCTGCGATAAAGGCCTCAACTGCCTCGTCCACTTGAGCGTTTCCGCTGTTGGATTGGAAGTTGAAACTCGACACGTAGTCTAAGTGCTTTCGAACCGCCCAACCAACCACGGGAAAGTTCTGTACAAGATCTTGACTCGTGGCAATTGCGGATTGACGGTTGGGTCCGAGGAGCTTGGCGTCCTGAAGATAGACATTCTTCTTCGGGGGCCGTCGTCGTTGTCGGTCCTTGACTCCGTCGTATCCTAGTTGTCCGTCAGTGTAAGAGACGAACGGATTTGTGGCGAATTCAAAATTTTCCATTAGTAAATTCCCTTGAATGTGATCCTACCGAACGTCGGACGCGTACGTCTACAAGCTAGGTTAGCCTTGTTTGTGTTCCGTGCGTGACGCTCTTCGGCCTTGATGACCTGACCATCAACAGTGACTGACTCACCTCCGGAGGATACGGCCCGAATAGCTGACGTAGGTAGATCGTTGTTGTTGTTGTCCATAGGGTTCCTTTCGTGTTAACCTCTCCACTCTATATATGTATACGCATTTACGCAAAAATTGTTCGCGGTGGAGGGGTGATTTAAATGCGAATCCTATTTAATTCCATATGACTTCCGGGTGTAGGCCTGGGGGCAGTGGTCACACTGTACCGTATCCATTCTGACGTGGGTGTACGTTACCCCGCCTACCTCCCGCTTCACCTCGAAATGCCGTGCCTTGTTGCCGGGGCGGATCTTCGCACCTGACTTACCACACGCAGGGCACACGCTCTCGAAGGATTGGATCACGGGTTTCGGTTCCGACTTCTTCCCCTTCGGTCTCCCGCGTTTAGATGGAGAGGCCTTTACTTGCTCGTTTCCGTTTTTGTCGCTTCGGGGGTCTTCGCTCATTATGTGATCCTTTACTAATTCCTAAAAATGATGCCAGGATGAAGTTACCGACTACGACGTCGAGCAAGTGATTATCTTCGTTCCCTGGCAATGTCCACACGTCAGTGATCCTACCGTCCCGCTCCTGTCTAGTTGCTATCTCAGCGGTAAGGTGTTCGGCCAACTGCTTGTGGTGTGATGGCTGTGGATGGTGGTATAAGTTGAACGCACATTCGTGTTCTTGTGGTACGGTCAGGGCGATGTATAGTTCCGTCTTCCAATAGTTCGGATCGTGGAATAGTCTCTTCATTCTCCACTGCCGATTTCGTGGGAAGCCGAGAACCCAGTACTCACCGAACCGTCTCTTCAGTTTCTTATCGCGACTCCATGACATGATGGGCGTCTTACTCGAGCCGGTACCCTGAGCCGGTAACCAATTGCGGTAGCCAGTCTCGATAAGGCCGCGTTCGACAGGGTCTCCCTTATAGCCAATGTCAACGGTACCGTGCTCTATTGTATACTCCTCTCCCTTCTCGTCAAGCCACACTCTAGTCTGAAGGTCGGTAACGAAGTCCTGCACCCCCTTCATAATCCTAGCGTCAGCGTCGAGTCCGGGGTACATTTTTCCGAGAGAATTTCTTGCCTTGATCTTGTTGTACGAGAACATCCGGGAGGCTTGGTTCGGCCACACGTTGTAGTCGATAAGGGTCCCGCCTCTGGATGCCGTCCACGCGACAACCCCACCATAGAGGGCGTCTGCCTGTACGTCAATCGTGGCCGTCAGCATAACAGTGTCGTGAGGCACGATAGATCGGCCAGTGGACACCTTACGCCTTGAGAGCTCCCCTTTATCAAGAGGCTCCAGGGACGTGATGAGTCGAGTCATCGGTTCGTTTTGATACTCGGACATGAAGGCCGCTTCATCCTTCAGGTACTCGTTCATAGCGGTCTGGATGGCAGATACGCAATCGTTACCAACACGATCAGGCCAGTAGTGGACGCACCCCTCGTCGAGAAGCTCCTGATTGTCCTCGTAGTACTTGTTGGCTGAGCCTCTAGGAACCTCCTCGTAAATCTCCTGGATTCGAATCAGGTTGTACTCGTCCCACGCGTCGATGTTGGTGGGGAAGCTCTTAAGCATCGAGGACTTGTGACCCACCCAGTCGGGGGAGATGTCTCGGTCCAGCAGCTGCGTCGCAACGTCGTCCTGTGCAATGATCGTGGCCGTACATACGATGGACATCTTACCACCCACTCCAGCCATACCAGCTAGGTCGGCGTTGAGGATCTCCATGCGTGTCTGGACTTCGGGGATGGACTTAGCCGTCTTGGATGTCTGCGGGTCG